CGGCAAACGGCGCGAGGTTTTGATGATGATTCTAGTTATCAAAATTCAGGAGACACCTTTTTATGGGGGTCTTCCTGGTCCTACGCAGATTACCAGTCCACAGAGTCGTATACCCTAGATTATAGGGCAGGAGTCCTCTACGATATTGAAAATGATATCAATGGGCTTTTGGCTTTGTGGGGAATTGACCAGCCTTTAGAGGCGATCTGGGAGTTAACTCCCTTTTCGTTCATGATCGACTGGATATTTAATGTCGGTCATGTTATTTCCTCTTGGTCAGTCAACTCCAAGTTGCATCCTCTCTGTTCCTGGGTTACCGTAAATTATCAAAGCAATGTTACTGCAAGTGTCACGGGTTCTACCCTTGATACGAGCGGTGTCATTACTGCGATGACTGGTTACACAGGAAGCCTAATTGACAAGCTTTTGATTTCTCGGCGATTTACCGAGCCCTCGAAGCCTGTCTTTCCGTCGTTCAATTTAAAACTTGATACGGCAAAAATCTTAGACTTAGCTACTATCGGCCGCGGACTATACCGCAGCATGTTGTAGCCAAAGGAGACTAACTACTATGTTAGATACAACCATTACGCTTAGCGTGGATACTACAAATGACGACACCCCGGAAAATCATGTCTTTACAAGATATGACGAGTACCAGAACAGGACAGTGTACACGGGACCGAACAACGCCCTCGATTCAAGAGAGCTAATGACGGTCTACCGTACTGCACCTAAGCCTGCAGGTAACTTCAAGGGTGTTGCCAAATCTACTGTTAAATTCTCCCGCGACGTTGAAGTCGAGGGGAAGGACAGTACGACAAATGTTGGGGCCGTCGAGCTCGGCGAAGTCTCTTTTTCAATTCCGGTAGGCACCAGCGCTGCTGATGCCATGATTCTCCGGCAGAGACTCATCGCTGCACTGGATGACGATACTCTTATGGTCAAATTGATGGAAAACCTTGAAATATAATGTTTTCCTCACTTGACCTTATTGAGTTCGTGAGTCAGGTCTTAACGCTTTTAGCAGGCTTGCTACTAGAAATAGTGCACGTTCTGCTTGGCGTATGGGACCTTGTCAATTTTGTAATTAACTGACTTAAACTCTACACCCAGGAGGTACTTTTCCACATGAAATTTGTGAAAAAGAACAAGCGAGTCAACGTAAAGTTGACTCTACCCAAGAACCTTGAATTTAAGGTTCTTGGTTCGATGATTACCGAGTTGTGGGATATACCCTTAGCAGAAGGTGCGCTAACCGTGTTAAACGAAGCTGGCTGCAATGACCTTATCCGTAAGGTCAAGCTGGCTGTTCGTTATCGGTCGGTCACTCAACTATTTAAGGCGATCCCGTTGTTTCAACCACGACGTATGTTGGAACTAACCGGGACAGAGAAAGAAAACGCACAAGCGTTCTTCGCTCTGTACCAGGTCGGCTCATTCCTCAAGAAGTACCCCTTCAAGGGAACTGATACACGAACCCCCGCTATCGAGAAATTTATCGAAGCGGATCGGTTGTGTAGTGCTTTCAATGATGAAAATCACAAGGCACTGTCTGTCCTCAATGAAAAACACCCGAAATTTCTGGGTGTCGTTGAGGAGATTAGAAAAGACATCAGTGAGCTCCTTGGGGATAACCCCAACCTCGATAGTGTTATCGAGCACGCTAAACATGGGCCTGGTGTGTCCTTGAGTAGGCAATACAGGAAAGGATGTTCCACTGAGTATTTCAAGTGGTCTACCCTGCCCTATACCCTAACCCAAGGCGCATCTTACCTGGCCAAGGAGGCGATCAGCACCAACCCGCAATGGATTGGTGCCTTAGACAATTGGTATCGGAAAACATCGTCGATACCAATTGGCCACCCAATTGACACGAGCCAGTTCTGGCAGACTGTCCTGAAGGTGGTTGATTGCAGCCGAACCACCACCGTACCCAAATCGTTCGAAACTGACCGAACGATCGCGATTGAACCTCTACTGAATGTTTTCTTTCAGTTGGGAGTTGATCACGTTATCCGCCGTCGCCTTTTAAGGCGGTGGGGTTTCGATCTCAACTCTCAAGAAAGGAACCAGGTCTTAGCACATGAAGCGTCTGTCACAGGTGAAAGCGTGACAGTCGATCTTTCAATGGCTTCAGATCTAATCTCACTTAAAATTTGTGAGATGTTCCTTCCAGAGGCTTGGTACAGCCTATTGCTAGACCTCAGGTGTGAGTATACTCACGTCCTAGGCATTAAGCATCCATTGGAGAAGATTTCCTCAATGGGAAACGGCTACACCTTCGCTTTGGAGTCACTGGTTTTTGGTGCCCTGGTGCGTTGTAGCATCAGGCGAACCAATAGTGACCGGAAGTGTGCGGTATATGGGGATGACTTAATTGTCCCTAATACTGCATATCCTTATTTACAGGAGTTAATTTCGCTTTGTGGCTTTAAGTTGAATACGGAGAAATCTTATTCAACCGGGCCATTTCGCGAATCCTGCGGTAAGGATTACTTCCTTGGGTATGATGTTCGCCCTGTCTTCCTTAAGAGGAGATTGCGAGGGGTGCAAGACATTTTGTACTTGCACAACATGCTCTTTACCATGGAGCATGCTAAACCCTGGCAGTGGGGTGTGTGCCTAAGTAAAACGATTCAGATGCTCAGGAGCTATCTACCGCACTTCGTGCGGCAACAGTTCTTTGGGCCTATGTCTGAATCAACTGACACACATCTCTTCTCATCGAGGAGGCTTCCCCGAAATAAGTGGAACCAGAGGTATTATTGGCAGATTCAATCTAAGCCAATGATATTCAACCGGAACACCGCTTATTTCTTCCGAAAACTTATGGCCTTACCAAAGCAACAGCCCAGGCGAAATCTCTCCCGCCTGCCGCTAGAGCAGAGGATTATGGCACTGTTTGAGGAAGACGACCCCATTTTACAAAAGTGGGACGTAGGAAGAAGGATG